CATATTTTCCATGCTGCCAAAGATATTGACGAAAGATTGCGCCAATGCCGCGCCTTCAAGCGTGGCGTCCAGCATTGTGAAGCCCAGCGCTTCGAATGTGGCGTTCACGCCGTTTAGGCTGTTGACCAGCATATAGAGCGTATCGGACGCAAGTTCGCCTTCTTTTGTCAGCCCTTCAAGGCCGGGAATGAGGACCGCGAAATCATGCCCAAGCTGACGGAACTTAGCGGTAAGTTCGGCCTGTATCTGGTCCTCCGTCATGTCCTTGAAAGAGGACTGGAAGGAGTATGTGAAATTGTCAAACGCCTCGGCACCGATGCCCAAAGCCGCAGCCGCGTCAACGATGCCTTGTTGCACCTCGCCAACTGCTTTGACCATTGGGGGAATACCTTCGTCATACCCGCCAAAGGCTTCCTCAGTATCTTTGCTGGACAAGCCCCAATACTTTTTGGTGTTGATTTTCTTGTAGCCTTCGATTGTAACGGCCATGTTTTCTGCCGCGAAGTTGATGCCCCGATCCAGTTCGGTCACTTTCTTTTTGAAAAATGTGATTGCCGCAATCACCGCCATGACGGGCAAAGCGACAGCGCCGATTGCTGCCCCGATAGACGCTAGGCCGGGGGCAGCAATCGCCGCACCAACCTGCCCGCCAATGGAGGCAAAACCCATGCCAAGCCCGCCGCTCAGAGTGGCCCCCAAAGCGTTCGTAAAACCGCCAAGCGCAGCCGTCCCGAAAGTTGAAACGGCAGTTCCAATTCCGCCGAAACCCATGCCACCGCCGCCCGCAGCTTGAACCGCTGTGCCCATGGCACCGCCACCGCCGCTAATGCCGCCCGTGAAATTGATTGGGTTTTTCTTGGCCGCGAAAATCATGTCGAACAGCATATTTTTGAAGATGTTCAAGACGTTTTTGGCAAAGTCTTTGAAGTCCTTGAACCCGCCGACCACGAAATCTTTCCAAGCGCCTGAAAGTTCTTTCATAACCGGATTTTGCTTCTGCAATTCTTCATTCATGCGCTCAAGTTCATGGCGGTAAGCGCCATCGGACAGCCCGCCTGTCGCCATCAACTCATTAAGATGTTCAAGTTCGGCATTGTACTTTTTGAGCGGGTCAGCGTTCCATTCCAAGCGCTCAATTTCTTTTGCCAGCTTGTCAACTTCGCTCGCAGCGCTTTTCGCCCCGCCTCCCAAGTCTGTCTTGATTGACCTGCCCGCGCGCACTGCGGCAGGCCACATAAGAGAAAGGGTCTTGCCCGCGTCCGCAAGGCTGCTTGTGAACTTACCAAGGCCGGAACTGACCATCGCGCCGAAGGCGGTTGTTGTGGCTGTTGCCAGCTTGCTCAAGCCCGACCCGACAACGGGAAGCGCTGACACAACAGACATCACGTTGGCATATAGGGTGCCTGCGGCCCCAGCGGCGGTTTCCAAAGCCTGCCGAAGCGCGTCCGCCCCCGTCTTGGAAAGACCCAAGGCATCCGACACAAAGCCCGCCATTTCGGCAGCCGTGACAAGGTTGACGACAACTCCATTTGTGTTTTCACCAAGTCGCACGGTTTCGCCGTTCGCGTCGTCAAGATACGCTTTCAAAAGGTCCAGTTCGGCAACAGCTTTTTCATACTCGGGCCCGACCTTGCCCGCCTCCGCAACAATCTGCTCTTGAATGGCTACCGCTCTCCGCAAGCGGTTCAGCCAATCGCTATATGACGCCAGATCGTCGGGGGTCAATTCCCTGCCTTGTTCCACCAAGTCCTGATAGGTCTTAACGATGTCACGCGCCTGAATAACCGTGGCAGATGCTTGCTGGTAAGCCTTTTCACTCTTAGCAAGTTCAATGTTTTCCTGCCGAATGGCGTCAATGTTGCGCAACGTGGTTTCAATCAATGCGATCTTTGCGCCCAAAACGTCATAGGAAACTGTGCCCATTTCCAGCAAGCGATTTGAAAGCTGCAATGCCTGCTGCGCCTCTTGGTTCATCGCGTTTGCCGTATTGATCACGGCAGCCGAAAGCAAGGGCGTGTCAGCCAAGAGCGCGGCCAATGGCGCAAGAACCGCCGTCGCTGCGTCAACAAGGCCAGCCATCGCGCCCGACACAAACTCAACGACGGGGACAACAAAGTTTTGCATCAGCAGGCCAAAAGCCTCCCAAGATGCTGTGAGTTGCGCCGTGGCCACAGACCAGCGCTGGTCCATGTTGGCGTTCATGGTTTCAAAAGCGGCATCTGTCGCGCCTGCCTTGTTCCCCATATCCTCAAGAACATCGGCAAAGGTCGCCCCAGCCCCGCCCGCGAATGCGAGAACAGGGTTGAGCGCTTCAACGCCACCGAAAAGCTGCGCCATGGCGTCCTTAGACCCGCCTGTCTTTTCGATCACTTGAGCCAAGAAACCTTGCAAGCCTTGCGCCTCAAGCGCTTGCGAGTTGAAAGCCAACCCCAATTCATCAGCGGCGTCTGAAGCCTCTTTGGTCGGCTTCAGAACAGAAGCGATAATTGCCCGAAGGCCAGTAACCGCAACAGACGTGCTTTGGCCTTGCGTGGTCAGCGCTGCAACGCCCGCGACCAGTTCATCAAAAGAAACGCCCGCAGCGGATGCCAGCGGAATGACATTGCCAAGAGACGCTGACAGTTCGCCAATCGTGGTCTTGCCTGCCTTCATACCCACAAACATGGCGTCTGAGGCTTGGGCCGCAGTCAGCCCGTCCGCTGCATAGGCGTTCATTGCTGTTGTGAGGCCGTCAACTGCCGTTGTGATGTCTGTCACGCCGCCGATCGCCAACTTGTTTGCCTGATCAAGGAGGATTGTCGCGTCTGCAACAGAGGACGCCCCCGATGAAATGGCCTGATAATAAGCCTTCAACTGCTGTGTTGAGTTGCCGCCATACGTTCTGGTCAGCGCGCGGCTTGACCGCGTGAGTTCATCCGCCTGCGCTGCCGTGCCTTCTAAAAGCGTGAGCGTTTCCGCAAGGGCCGCTGCCAAAGGTCGCGCGTCGCTTGCCGCCTTGCTCGCTGCAACGCCCATGGATGCGATGGCTGCCGCCGCCGCCGCTGCCGCTTTTGCCGCAGCGCTAAACGACTTTGTGACGCCGCCCATGGATTTTGATGTTTCGCGTTCGGTGTCCTTGCCCGCCTTGGTGAATTGACCAAGTTCGTTTCTGCCGCGCTTCAGATCGGTACTGTCAACTTTGACCTTGAGTGTGGCTTCAGACATATCGGAACCTTTTCAGAAATAGCCCGCGCGTTGCCGCGCAAGCTTTGGGGCTTTATATCACGCCCATTGCAATATCCCAAGCGCGCTCTTGCGCTGCCAAAAGCTGCTTTTCTTCTTCCTCTGACATGTCCGGCTGCCATGGGGAATTCACCGCGACTGCATCGAACTCGTTATAAGCCCGAACATATGCCCGCGACCCGTCAAGGATGTCTTGGAAGTCAAAGCAGCCCAGATCGACTTCGCAGCCCTTCGCCCAACTCCGCAACTCAGACGCAGTGAGCGGAACAGGACCATTCATGCCTTGCCCCGCCAAGCCTGCGTCATCCAAACAGTCGATCAAGAAACGGGCCAATCGGGGTCTTGGGAACTGGACCCGCTGACCTTCGCTCATCATTTGGCCCGCTCTTGTCATCTTGGATTTCTCCGTTGCGCGCGTTGAATACCATGCGTTTTGTCTGACGTGCAGGATTACTTCCCGCTTGCGATTGACAAAAAATCGTTGATTTCTTCAGCTTCGTCTTTCAACTGAGCGACAATCATCGGATAGGCTTCATAGATCATTTCCGCCGCTTCTGGCGAGAAATCAATCGTGCCCTCGCCATCTGGATTGGGCATGTTTTCCCAAGACAATGTCGCGTCTGCCCAGTTTTCCGACGCAGCATTTTCGCTGTTTTCCAAAAAGGCTTCAATCTCGATCTGGCTCATCTTCGACATGTCGATGGAACCGCCGTTTTCCTTCAGGCGTCGGGCGATGCGCTTGCGCGCGCGGCTTTGCAGGGTGCCAGAGTGTGGCCCCAGAACCTTGATGCGAACAGGCTTTTTCTTGGCGTCGTCCAGATAGGCCAAGCGGCCATTGTCTTTGATGTGAACCCACGCGCCAACTTCTGAGCGCTTTTTGGTGTCGGTAAGCTTAAACATGTGATTTTCTCCATGGTGATTGGTGAGGTGGTGAGGTGGCCCGTCATTGCTCACCAACAACAACGGGCCTTTTATCTCAGCCGAGATTTCTTAGACCTTAACGGTACGGTCTGTGAATTCCATGCCGACATCGGCGCGGACAATGCTGCCCACGTTCAATTCTGTCGGCATGAATGATGTGATGATCGCTTGACGGTAATAAATCGTCCCGCTCTTCAAAGTCACTTCGATGGCGACGGTTGCGCCTGTCGCTGCCGCTGTTTCAAGTGCGGTCTGTCCTGTGTCCGCTTCGTCAAAAGCGACCTGAACCGTGCCTGAGCCCGCGCGGAAAATGTCGGACAGTTTGAATTCCGCCCCGTCAGACAGGCTGTCAAAAGACGCGATGTCATACGTGCCGTCGAGATCGGGCGCATTGCCCAGCTTGCCGACCGGAATGAATGTAAGCGCGCCGAAGCCTGCGGCATTGACTGTTGCGGGAAGTGTTGCAGATACGCCGAGCGTTGTGCCTGCTGCTTGCTGTAGGGCCATGTCATTTCTCCTTGAATGGCTGCTGAAATGGCCTCAGAGGCCGTTGATAGGCGGTTGCCTATGGTGTTGCGGGGCCGTCATGCGTGGCCCCGATATTCTACCCAGATTGGGGTTTCCCATCTGTTGTCGATTTCCTGCCCCTGTTTGACAGTGCAATTATGCACCGAAACGCTGGTTCCGTTAAACGTCAAAACAGTGTCCAATGCAAAGGTTTCCGCAATTTCGCCCGCCTTGCGCTTGCTGACAACCTCATATTCCCCCAGAGGCGAAACCAAGTGCAGCACAATGAAGCCGCGCCGGTCCAGCGGGTCGCCGCTGCCAAGAAATTCCCGCCCGTTGTCATTGGGCAAATGAAAGACTGACAGGAACTCGCCTGCGGGCTTGTCGCCGCCCTTCTGGGGCCACAGCACAGGGTAGCCCGTGACGGTCTCGACCTTTGCCATTAGCGCGCTGTGAAGATCGCCTTCAATGCTCATTTGCCTGTCACTCCCCTGTCACGTTGATGACCTTGCCATCAAACTTTTGGATTGAAAGGGCGACCATGCCATTCGGTGCCTGCCGGTGCGACCAGCCGCCCTCAAGCCGTTGGGCATAGGGCAAGTTGTTGACCAGATAGATGGCATCGCCTTCGCTGGCCTTGCCGTTGATGGTGCCAATCATTTTGCCGATTGTCGGACCGCCTTCGTCCTTTTTCCCCGTGGCGTCTTCGTCATCAAGAACCCCACTCGGCGCGCTGTTGATGCCCGCCTGCCAGTTGCCTTTGAACCGACCGCCGACATAACCGCGCACAGGGTGCTTCCACAGATCAGGGTTGCCAACTGGCGACATCAAGATGACCGATTTGAAGAGGTCCATGCTGATCTTTTGCAAAGCCTCACGCCCCTTGATCACGGTCTTCACTTCGAACTGCTCAAGATCGCTACCAAAACTCATTTGAAGCACACCATATCGTAAAGCGCAGTGTTGCCGCCTGAAGCGACGCGCCCAAGGCTTCGAATTGTGAGCGTGCCGCGATCAACTGCAACTGTGTCGGCAAGCGTCACTTCAATCGTTGTCGGCTCAATTATCACTTGGAAATCACCCGCAAACACGTTTGTTCCGTCAATCCGCTTTTCGTCAATCTCAAAGACAGCCGCGCGAGCGGTCACAGGCGCAGGCGTGGTGCCTAGCGTGCCGCCCGTGGGGTCAGATGGCCCGCCGCCTGTAGAGATAGGCGTGGGGCGCTGAATTGTGGCTGTCTGGATAGCGTCCGGCTGCTTTGCTGCGATCTTGTTGAATGCTGCCGTGACTTTGCTGCGGATTGTCGCCATTATTCGTCCCACCATTCTACCTTGCACGTTCTTTTTGAAAGACCGCTATGCTCCATTCTGTGTACGCCGTAATCATGGCAAACAAACCTACGCCCAATCATTCCGTAATTTGTACGCTTCGTGTCAGTGAGCCAAACGGGTAACGCCTGTGGGTATTTGCTTGCAGGCTTAGTCATCTTTTGGATCAGCACTATTCCACAAGGTGATATTTTTACGCATGGGGCAAGCCAAGCTGAAGCGTGTGGCATATCCGCAGCGTCTTGCCATAAGTTCCATTCGGTTACGTTTTGGAACGAACCCGCGCCCTCTTCTATTTTTACGACTGCGGTTTCATCATACGCGCAGTTGTAAACCGCGCGGCCTGAACCTCTACCAATTAACTCTCCGCACAACATGCGGAATACATCACTATGCAGCGGGCCAATAAACTCTTGAGCAGCCATTTATGCACGCCGCAAGGCGACTTGCCCTGTCCCTGCCGTGACGTATGGGCGCAACAGCCCTTCAATCGCAATCAAGCGGGGCTTGCCCGTGGGCAGCGTTTCTGCGTCGATGGTGATTGGCCCGACCTTGATCATTTCGCTTGTTGTGCTGGTTTCGATCGTGGCGAACGGGTCAAGGCCCGCTTGGATAAGGTACGCCATTTCGAACTGCGCGGCGATGATGTCTTGCGGGATTGTGTCGGGGTCAACAGGCCACCCGTCCACCAAGTCCCGCAGAATGCGGGGCCAAGAGCGCGCCTGAAACTGGTATTGCTTGACGCCAATGAAGGTTCGCTGCTGATCAATGGCCGCAGCCGCGCGCCGAAGGTTGGTCTCGTTCGCTGCGTCTGTTGCCTCAAGCGTCCAGCCATATAGGGCCGCTTGCGCTGTATATTGCGCGAGCGTTCCA